ATAGCTGACTGTGTGATCCTGCCGTTCTCCCCTCTGCAGTGCTCCTTCAGAGCCTTCATCTGATTATCTCCGAGAAGTCTTCTGAGTGCTCTTACCGCACCGCCATAATGTCCGTCGTCGATATCCGTCAGATCTTCGAGCACCTCCCAGTCGTTCAGAGCGTCGTCTTCGAGCTCATATTCAAAGCCTGTAGATGTTTTACCTTTCATAATGATGTCTCCTTATCCTGCGCTGTTAAGATGGATGTATTCATAGTGCGAGTTGCCTGCACTGTCATTTACGGCAGTCAGAGTGACTGCATAGCCTGCCGGATCGGAGTCGTTATAAACTACCTCTCCAAGCGCTGTGATAGTGGCACAAGGCACCACTATACGTTTGAGTGCTCCGCCTTTGAGGATCATGTCAAATACGTAGACAGCCTCTTCATCTGAGCCGCCATTAACCGCTACAGCTATGTCGCCTGTATTTTCTTCAACTGTTACGTTCTCGCTGCCATAGACTGTCTTCAGCACCTCAGGGTTCATCGTTTCGATCAGCGTGAACACGAACGTGTCCTTCCCTGCCGTCAGCATATTGAGAACAACATCTCCGCCCCACGCAGACGTTGAATTGCTTGACTGATCGTTTCCGTTTTTAAGCCCATCCTGTGAACAGTAGCCCAGACACTTGTATGCTGCTGCAAGATCAGTTGTTGCATTAGTCGGCAGTGCTGTTCCTTTCGGTGCTCTGAAAACAGCACCGCCTATCTTAGGCTTACCAGCGGTAACGTTAGCCGAGTTGTTTGTTCCAGTTCCGTTCGCCATAATTATCTCTCCTTTTCATTAATTATCATAATAAGTAATATCAAATATCGCCTGATAGCGGTATCTTTTTGTTTCTGTATCGGTAAAATTGTAGTCGCTGTTAAGCGTGCAGCGAGTCACATCATCAAGAGTTATGCTGTCACGCATCGCTCTTTTTACAAGCCCGTTCAGGCTTGCTGCACCATACAAGCTGCCTGCATATGATTGTACTATCAGCACTGCAGACTGGATGTGATCATACTCTGAAGAGCCTGTTTTCTCCAGAAGAACATACTCATCCGGGGGATTCTCAGGTTCTTCCATGTATACCGGGACAGAAAGAGAATTTGTAAGATAATCAAGTACTGTGATCTCTATCATTTTGAGCACACCGCCTTTATTATCGCATTATTCTCTCTGGTATCCTTACGTGCCTTATATGATACAGCTTTAATGCTTGCATTGACACGTTTCTTGCCTTTGTAGGTAGATACCTCGTATCCGTCACCGAGCTTATTAGCAGCGCTCTGAGCAAAGCTCTTGCACAGGTCAGCTGCTTCATCTGATTTCAGCAGCCTACTGACGCCCTCTCTGTTGAGTTTTATCTTTACATCAGCCATAATCCTCTACCTTCACCTTCTTGTTCCAGCTAAGAGGGATATTCTCATCGATACCTTGTATCGGACGGCCGATAGTGCGGAATCTCTGACCCCAGAATTCGACCTCAGTATTGATCCAGTTATGTGTATCACTCTTCGGGATCCCGAGAATGTATGTTATTCGTTTGCCCGATAGGTTCAGCTCGTTGATAACATCTTCGGAAGAGGGTACTCCGACAAGCACATTCTTGACATTCACAAAGTTTTCCTCATAGACAGGCCTTTTGAATTCGTCGGTACCTGTCTGCACCTTCGTTTTAAGACGTACCGTTATTCCCTTGATCGCTGCCACAGTCATACACCTCCAGAACACCGCAGAGCTGACGCAGAAGCCCCAGCTCCTTCAGCTCGTTTTTGAGAAAGTACAAAGCCTGTCCGCTGTTGAGATATGTCATGGACACAGAATAGCCGAGTGCCGCCTGCGATGCCTGTACAGCAGGCGGATTTGTGTCTGCTGTACTGTCAAGGGCACGAAGGACAGACTGAACAACAACAGACTTGACAACGAGTGCATAATCTGCACCGGTGTCCTTATCTGCTATCATTTCGTCAATATTGCAGCCATACTGCCTTGCTGTCATTCTCAGCTTGGCAGATGCCTGCTCCAGGAGCACCTCGGCTGTCGCTTGCTCAGCATTAGAAAGCTCTCTTCCAAGTGCTATAATGTCACTTACCTGTGCATATACTGCCACGCTGTGTCACTCCTCAGGCCTTGATGTCATCGGCTGTGAGCGTAGTATAGCCTACAGCTACAGCCTTTCCGTCGCTGTTAAACTCCACGACCTCGATTATGTCGCCTGCTGAGCAGCCGGAGATCACCTTTGCAGTACCGCTCGTCATAGATGTACCGCTATATGCAGACGAAGCTGTACCGTAAACACAGGTCTCGGAAGGATTTTTCTTGTACGCAAGAGTATCGCCATCTGTGATAACAGATGCTGTGATCTTGGTATCACCTGCACTCGATGTACCGACTGCCTTTGTAAGAGCAAGGTAGCTCGGAGTGAACACAGCTCTTATCGCTACACTGCGAGTTACCTTGTGGTCGTAAACATTTCTGCCCTGAACTGCTGAAGCTCCGATGTAATTTCCGGAGCCCGAAAGGTCCTGAAGATGAACAGGAACAGAAAACTCCATCGCTCTTGTGGCAAAACGGGGGTGTCCTGCGATCATAGCGAGATTTGCGGTATCATCGTTCCACTCGATAACGAGGAAGCCTGCGATCTGTCCGACAGCTCCTGTCTGCTTGACCTCATCGCCAAGGCTGGAAGCTTCGATAAACTCAGGGGATTTGAGTATCAGTGCCATTGTATCGGGCAGAACAAGAAGATATCTGCCTTTCTTCGGGATCTTCGCCTTGTTCATGGCTGTTCTGATATCAACGATATTACTGTAGATATTCTGATTGCTAAGCACCGAAACACCCGAAGGTGTTGCGGCTGCGATAAGCCTGTTGCCGCCGTCATGGTCTACCTGAGCTGCAAGACTGTATCCTGCACTGTCGAGCCTGTCTGCTATAAGCTTATCGGGAACTGATTCTGCATCGTATCCGTCGATGATCTCATTTACAGCCTTATCCTTTGTGATAGGCATATCCACATAAGCTGTCGAGCCTGCACTTGCGCTTATACCGTTTGCCTTGTCATAATCAGACACCTGTACCTCTGTATCACGAACAGGGATCTTAACTGTGCCTGCCGAGGGTGAGCCCTCGTAATCATTGTTGAATACTACTCCGTCCTTGAGCACGAGCTCATCTCTGAGCTTAGCAAGCACAAGGTCTGAATATCTTTCCTGTAAAGTATGTGCCATTATTATTTCCTCCTCTTATTTCCTGAGTTCAGGATTTCTGTCATAAAATTCTTTTTCTACGCCCGACATGGTTGTGTCCTCGGGTGTAAAATGCCTTGTCTGATGTGCTGCTTTAGCCGTGAGCTGAGCGAAAGACTGTGCATCTTTAGTGATAGACTCTTCGTCTTCACCCGATATCTTATCGGCAAGCTCGATAGGCAGTCCGCTCTTTATCGCAGCACTGAGCTTGAGATACTTGATCTCAGCATTCTTTTTTTCTGCGGCGAGGGCATCCAGCTCCTTCTGATGGTCCTCCGGGGAGAACCAGCCTTCATAACTTTTGACCGCATCATCAACAGCTTCCCCGACAATTCTGTCAAGTTCCTCCTTCGAGGTGATCGGTGTGAACTCATCGTTCATTTTCTTTTCCTCCTTTTTCTCATATTTCTTTGTAACTCCTGCATTTACCTGTGCAGGAACTGCAACAAAGCTCCATTCATAAGCATCTGTGATACTATCAAGGCTATCATAGCAGATCTTTCCGTCATAGATATTGCCCTTTATGTGTTCACAGGGCTTGGTGTTTCTCTCACAGCCGCAGACCGAGCATATCTTCTCGCCTGCAGTACAGGATACACTGACCTCTTTCTTTATGCCTGCATCTATCTCCTTGATGAGCGAGCTGTTATTATCGGTGCGGACCATATAAGCCATAGCTTTCAGGTACTTATACGGAGCACCGAAGGCAGTAGTCTTTTCAGGCTCTGATATCACCTCTGTATCATAGATACGGGCACTCTGATTCTCGCCTCTCGGGTCGTGGTCAAAAATACCCGTTTTTCCGATGAACAGCCCCTTCATCGTTTCAAGGGCCTTATCTGAAAAGGCCTCTCCGTCTCTGTCGATGTCATTGTCGCAGAGTGTCACAGGAAAGGTGTAAAGCTCTTCTTCTGTCAGTTCCCTCCGTGTGAATGAATTGATCTTATCAAGTGTTTCTTTTTCCATAGTACACCTCAGTATGTTATTTCTTGCGGAGCCTGCTCCTTCTTTCCGGCACAAAGCCAGTGTGCAAGTGCCGCCGACTCCAGGAGCGACACATCTGCACCATCTAATATAGAATTGTAGCCAAAGCCTCCGCTTGAACCGATAGCCCTGTGTTCACAATTTGAGGCTGCCTGCACAAGACTTGGCTGAGCCCTATGAACGATCATACCCTCAAACAGCCTTTTCTCAAACAAAGTATTAGCCTCGATGATATCTGACACTCTGGGCAGAACAGCCCTGCACTCTACCTCAGCGTCTTTCATCTCACCTTCAAGTATGCCTTGATTTCCTGCGCCGTCAATAGCTGCACCGGCTGCATGAGGAGCATTGAGAAACGAAATTATCCAGGCATTACCGTCTCTGATGCTGCGGCAGTCGAGTGCCTCGATGAAGACCCTGCCGTCTGCTGTCTTTACAGCAACAGAGAGCGACACATTCTCCGTCTTTTTAGAGTATTTGATGCCGAAGTAGAGTTCATTCGGCTTTCTCAGCTCAGGCATTTCATCAACAGCAAACGAAAGCCACTCTTTTCTGCTTATAGCCGATTTTTGTGAATATGCTATCCACAAGCCGAGTCTTTGAATATTATCATCGACCTGGTCATCGCCAAGCTCTGAGCGAATAGTCCTCTCGGTCAGTACGGTACCCAAAGACGGATTTGTCTCATACCACAGCTCAGGATCGTGTGCATCTGTAAGCTCCGGCACGCTCCACTCAGCCCAGCCTGCATCATACTCAACACCTGTAAGGACTCTCTTCCTGTATTTCACAAATACCGTACCCGATGATACAGCCGTCGGCGGAGTGCCGAGCATTATCGTCTGAGGATTTTTCGAGTCTGTGACTGTATATTTCAGTGCGCTCTCCTGATCTCCCGTGTACTCCTGAGCTTCGTCTATCACAAGCAGGTCATAGCCCTCGCCAAGGCCGCCCTTTGATGACCTCGTTCTGAAATTTATCAGTCCGCCGCCCTCACCGAGCCAGATTATCTGCTCGTCACCTATCTTTTTGTAGGTCTTGAAGTCCGTATCTTCAACAAAGCCTGCTTTTGTAAGTATGTCAATGATCTTCAGCCAAACGCTTCTGGAGGTTGCGGTGCGGTGAGCCGTATAGAATACCCTTTCACCATGAGTGAGTCCCCATATACACCGCATGATCACGACCTCGCTCTTACCGTTCCTTCGTGGTATAGAGTAACCGAACTTCATGTGTACCCAGAGCCCCTCATCATTGACCGCCATTATATCCTCGATCAGACGCTGCTGCCATTCAAGGGCATCTCTTTTCGATTTCTCATAAAGCTCTGTCGCCTCAGCTCCGAGCGAAGCAGTATAGGGCAAAATACGACTTTTTACCGGGATCTGTCTGCCCAGGCGTTTTTCACTCATCAGATATCCTTCCAGTTGATACTCAGCGGCAGCACTCTGTTCGATATCAGCTTGATCTCATCATCAAAGACCTGCTTTTCCACAAGCTTGTCTGACTTGTATCGGTTGCAGGTCATGTGAGCAAGCTGCAGGTTCGATATATCCGAAGGATGACCTCCCTTGCTTACGGGTATGATATGATCTATGCAGGGGCTGAGAGGGTGCGGAAACTTAAAGCTGAAGTTCACAGGCTTACCGCATATCCCGCATACCGACTGTGTCGCATAGATCTTCTTTTTGTTCGACTCAAACTGTGCCCTCTGAGTTCCGTTGTGATCGGGGCGAAGGTTAGGTCTTGCTCTGGGCTGATTAGCCATAGTGTCAGCTCCTTTCGGGCATAATAAAAGCGCCCTGCTGCCGACATTGCTGTCGGTCGCAAAAGCGCTTGTATCCATATTTAACTTGCTGAGGACATTTGTGTCCTTGCCAAAAGCCTTTAGACAGGCTGATTTTTAACTTGCCTGTAACTTGCTCAGTGCTCTTTGAGTTCAACGCAAAAGACGTTGTCGAAGTTGTATATCCCGATATATGCACCTTTCTGCTTGACCATGACAGCCTTGCCGTCATAAGCGTAGTCGTCCCATTCACCCTTCCCGTAGGAAACTGTGTCGCCACTCTTGAAAGTGATCTCTATTCTCTCTGCGTATTCCATAAAATCATATCCTTTCTGTTAAAGTTCATATATGCGTTAAACGTGCGTTACATGAGCGTTCTATAAGTGGTTTTTGACGACTTACGCTCGTTAGAATGGTTTTAGAGGAGCATGGTTTTTAGAGGCCGCATGTGCTCTAAATTCCTCTGTCAGTCTGTCGAGCGCATATTTATAAGCTGCTATGTAGCAGTCCATGCTTGCACGGCTGTTTTCGTGTGAAAACGTACCTTCTTTCCATGCTCTTTTCAGATATTCAAGCGCTATGTCGTGCGCCTGCTGTTTAAGGAACTTCATATCTTCACCTCTTTTTTGGCATAAGAAAACCGCTCTCTGAGGAGGGCGGTTTATTGTCTTTTATTCTGCCTACTCAGAGGCTATGTTGTTTTATCGCTTGTTCGTATTCTTGTTCAAATTGTTCTGGACTAATATAACCAAGTCTGACCAAGAAATCATCACCACGGTGAACCGTATCAATGTAGAAATCAATATAACTTTCTATTGCTTCTTTCGGAGCGTTACCTGTTAATTTGTAGCAGAATTCTTCATCATCATGATAATACCATTCTTGATTAGTCATAAAATATGGTTCTGGCTTTTTCACTAGTATCCGCTCCTTTCAAGAAATATGGTCATTGCTTTTCCCAGCTCATTAGGCTTTCCGCACTGACTGTTCATAAACATTTCAGCAAAGGCTTCATAATACTTTTGCTTTCCGTATGTACTAAGATTATCTTTAAGAACAAAATCAGGATTCCGTTCTTTTGCGATCGTAATTATTTCGTCATATATATCATGGAAAAGTATTCTTTCTTGCTGTCTCAAAGGTATTAAAGCAACTTGACGCCTTTCACCTCGTGCAAGAGCAGCTTGGTATTCTTCAAATATTTCAGGTTTAATTCTACTACGAATAATTTCGTTTTCAAGCATATGACCGTATTCATGTGTTATTGTCGCTACTCTTAGGTGTTCATCGGAAACAGGCATTGAGTAAAATCTTTCTTGCATGATTGTTTCGGTCGCTAAAAGGTTATTGGGATTCCTAAAGTATGTACTCGACAATATTAAATCGTTTCTTGAACTTGATGGATCATTATAAGTCTCTGCTAAAGCTTTGATTTTGCTGCCTGAAATAAAACCGGTATTATCACTTGATAACACTCCGAATTTTTCATTAAGCTTTCTAAGTTGTTCAGCATTATCAATAATAAGCTGTTCATCAAGCTTATAGACACTCTTTTCAACGCTTCCAAATACAGAATTAAGGTATTCGCTTGCTTGTTCTATCGTCGTAATACGATTTTCTTTGTTTTCTATTATACCACTTTCAGCAATTTTGTCAAGCACTTCCCTCTCCTTAGCCCTCGCCTCCTCCGGCGAGAGCCTTACAGGCTTAAGCTTCTCCTCCAGCTCCTTGCGCTCGGCAAGCTCCTCGGGGGAAGCCTGCCATATCCTCTTGCTCCAGGCGTCCTGCCGCATCTCCCCGTCTTCATAAGTCACCGAGCAGCCGCAGTTATCATGCCTGCGGAAAACGTCGCTCGGAGTGCCTTCGGGATAGCTGTATCGGCCGGCAAGCTTGGCACACCAGTCACAGCACTTTCCGTCGTCCTTGCGGACTATGTACTCCTTGAAGCCTGCTCTAGTGCGGAACTTAGCGTTCTCTTTCATATAGTCATCAGCGAAGCTCTGAGTCATCGTCTCCGCAGGAGCACTCATTCTCCGCTTCATTGTCGCCTCGTCGAGCCCCTGCTCAGACGCAGCACTAAGGACAGAGCCGAGCCTGTCCTCGGGGAACTCAGCCTTCTGCGGCTTGATCCTGATACCTTTTCGCTCGTCGAGCTTCTTCTGCACCTGTGCGGCAATGTCGTTAACCATAGAGTGATTATCGTGCAGCAGAGGGTCAAGTATCTTCTGAGCTATGTTATAGAACATCTGACCCTCGGGAAGGACCTCAGGGGAGATGTTGTAAGCTATAGCAAGCCTGACTTCGGAGCCGAGAGCCTTCGCATAGAGTGACACATCATTCATCGTGGCAGTGCCCTCAGCGATACGCTTTGTCACCGCTTTGATATAGCCGTTTGCGGATACCCTCCCCTCAAACTCGGCTTTTATCTTCTCATAGAGCTCCTGTCCGATGTCAGCCGTCATTCACATCACTCTCCATACCCGTGAGCTGCTTCATATTGCGCTCACCGACATATCCGGGCACCGCCTCATTGATCTTGAACACCGCATCGCCCACAGCCCCCAGAGCAGAAGCATCGGGCTCAAATATCGGCCAGTATGATGCTTTGGTTTTTGTAAATGCGCTTCTGTCATAGGAATAGCCCTCTCTTATGCAGGCCGCAAGATAGCCTGCATTAAGAAAGCTGACCCCGAAGTTGCGCTGAGCCTTCCTTGCACAAAGCTTCAATGTCTCGTGTGAGGCTCTTATCGCATCATAGCTCTGAGGATTCCCTGTTGTGAAGCCCAGGTCATCAAGCGTGAGCCCTGTCTCCCCGGCAAAGAGCGACGCCAGCATTTTTACGTTATCCAGGTGCGGTGTCATGCTCTGCTGCTGGAACTGCCCTATTATGGGATGTTCCCCGTCTTCATCTTTGGTGATCTTCAAAAATGATGAAAGCGTTGCCTTGCGGTTATCAAACTTGGTCTTCTGCGAAAGTCCTACTATATATTTCTGAGGTATGGAGTAGAATTCCGCAGCTACCTCTGTCCGCAGCAGCGTTCTGAGTGCCGTTCCCACAATATTCATACAGCTCCTGCTTATCCTCGAATGTCCGAACGGTCTGCGTGCATCGGGTCGGAAGATCACAGGCACAAGCAGCGGGTAAGGTGCTTTGTGCTTGTATACATCTATCGGCTCTGACTTGCCAGATTCGTAGTATCTTGTTTCATACGGCAGAAAATAAGCTTCAAGCTTAGGCCTGCCGTCGGGTGTTCTGGAAAGCACTGCATAGCCCTCTCTGAGCATTCTTGTGACAGGGTCGATTATGCCCGTCGCATTTCCACCGTCTATATTTTCAATAGTCGGGTAACCGTTCTCTTCGTCGATATACAGAAAACTGCACGCAGCGATCAATGAAGACAGCACAGCATCATCAAACAGAATATCCGAGTTGTTATGTTCAAAGATCTCGTTCAGTTCAAAGCTGTCATTTTCAAATCTGTCAAATACCACTCTGTCAGCGATCGAGTCCACCGCTTTTGCACACCAGCCGAGGCTGTATGTTATGTTTTCAAACTCAGGCGGTATCAATGCGGTGATTTTCTTCATCTTATTTTTCAGTTCGTAGTATTCATACCTGAGGTTCACTCTTTCAGCTTTCTTTCCGAGCTTTGCCCTCAGCTTATCTATTCCGTATTCCATAGCTTTATCCTTTCAGAGAGAAATTTTGAGCAGTGAAGGCGGGGTAATACAAGCATCCCCTTCAAGGGGGTACCCTCCCCCCTGTCCTGCCTGTCTGATGATGATTTTTGAGAGTCTTTTCATTT